GGTCATACCAGTGCAGATACCTATACAGTAATTATGTCTATGCGGAAAGAGTATGGCTAAATCTAAAAAAGGCGAAATGCCTAAACGTAATAAGAAAAACTTCCGCCCCACAAAGTCTGGGGCGGGAATGACAAAAGCTGGTGTTAGAGCTTATCGAAGAAAAAACCCTGGCAGCAAATTAAAAACAGCTGTTACTGGTAAGGTAAAGCCCGGAAGTAAAGCAGCTAAAAGACGTAAATCTTACTGCGCTAGATCTGCGGGTCAAATGAAAAAGTTTCCAAAAGCGGCTAAAGATCCTAATAGTCGTTTGCGTCAAGCTCGTAAAAGATGGAAGTGTTAAATGGCAATAAGTCGTAGTAAAATGAAAAAACAAGTTACTAAGCCACCTCAAAAAAAAGATGATATGCCTAGAGGTTTAACTTATTTTAGAAAGGGTGGAGCCGCTTCAAAAAAATCTAAAGGTAGTAAAATATGCCCTTCTGGAAAAGCATGGGCTAAAAGAACATTTGATACTTATCCTTCAGCTTATGCAAATATGGCGGCTTCTAAATACTGCAAAGACCCTAATTACGCTAAAGGCGCAAAGGGCAAGAAAAAGAAGAAAAGCTAATGGGTGCGCTTAAAGATTGGGTAAAACAAGATTGGGTTCGCATCGGTACTGATGGGAAGATAAAAGGTAAGTGTGGTACTTCTAAAGATAAGAAGAACCCTGACCGATGTTTGCCTCGTAAAAAAGCTCAAAGTCTCTCTAAAGCAGAAAGAGCCAAGACTGCTCGTAAGAAAAAAGCAGCAGGAGCAAAAGGTAAAACTGTAGTTTCCAACACTAAAAAAGCAAAAGTTCGCAATATGAACGATGGCGGTGTTGTAGAAACTAACTCTAAACGTAAATTTAATGGTGAAAGCATACCTGGAACTGCTGTTGCAAGGGGTTGTGGTAAAGTAATGTCTAATCGAAGAAAGCGTACAAAAGGCGCTGTAAGCCAATCATAAGGAGTTTATCATGGCTATGAAGAAAAAAGGAAACAGAAGTGGAGGCAAAATTCGTCGTATGTCTAAAGGTGGCGCAGCGGGCGGTAAGAAAGTTCGTCGTATGTCCAAAGGTGGGGCTGCTGGTGGTAAAAAAATTCGTCGCATGACAAAAGGCGGTGCAACTGGTGGTAAAAAATCACTTGCAGCAGCAAGAGCTTCACTTCCTTCTGGTTATAAAATAGTTAAAAAATAAAGTATGGCTTATTTGCACAGCAATATACCTTATTTTAAAGCATGGGTTCGTCGTGAATACACTCACAACCATGAGAATTATCACGGCGAATTTCTTCATGCTATGGTTATTGGTGTAACAACAATACCGAATAGATGTTTAAGTTTTCAAGTTATATTTACTGGAAATGAGGCTGAAGGAGAAAAAGAAGACACAGTACATGGTGGTGCTATGTGGGCGCGTATGCCAATAACTGCGCTTGTTGGTGACATTCCTTTAGAAGAATGGCCTGAGCCAATGGAAACATATGATGCACAACCTTGGGACTGCGCCTCTCATTATAACTCTGTTTATGTTATGGATAGAACTACTCCTTGCCCCTGGATGGCTAAAATAAATGGTCAAATGTATCCTGCAAAATATTTATTTACTGTAGACTACACTGAATCAGAAATAGCAGATGACCCAGCGCAACATAAACAAAACCATGTACTTGAGCTATTAGATGCTGGAGAATGGACAGGTAATGTTGTTGCGTTACCTAATAATCGTGTGCGTGTAACTCACCCTGCTTGGTTTCAAATTGGAGAAGGCGCTCCTGATTTTAAACCATCTCAACATATACACTATTCAAAAAGTGATTTAGACTATACACTAGATGTTAACAGGGTTTTTGATAACCTTTATAACGAGGAATAACATGACTGTATCAGGATCGAAAAATTTTGAATTAGACGTAGCAGATTATATTGAAGAAGCTTTTGAACGTTGTGGTTTAGAAGTTAGAACTGGTTATGATCTAAAAACTGCTAAACGTTCTATGAACCTTTTATTTGCTGATTGGGCTAACAGGGGTATCAATCAATGGACGATTGCACAAAGAAGTTTCACTGTTACAAGCAATGATGGTCAATATGATTTAAGTGCAGATGTAATAGATATTTTATCTTTGGTAATACAAAGAGATAGCACAGATTATTCTTTAGACAGAATAAGTAGGGACGCTTATTTAAATATTCCTACAAAATCTACTCAAAGCAGACCTACCCAATATTTTTTAGATAGGCAAATAACACCAAATTTAAAATTGTGGCCTTTGCCAGATAATAGCACAGATGTTATATATTACGATGCTTTAATTCGTTTAGACGATGCAGATACATTCGTAAATACTGTTCAAGTTCCTTTTAGATTTTATCCAGCGTTAGCAGCTGGCTTGGCTTATTATATAGCGGTTAAAAAGGCTCCTGATAGAATACCTTTATTAAAACCAATGTACGAAGAAGAACTAGGTAGAGCTATGGATGAAGATAGAGATAGATCTTCTTTTCAAGTCTCACCTCAATTGAGAAGTTATAGATATGTCTAAGTATGCCTCAGATAAACGAGCATACGGTATATCAGACCGTTCTGGCTTCAGATACAGACTTAAAGATATGCGTAAAGAATGGACAGGTTTACTTGTTGGAAAAGATGAGTGGGAATCTAAACATCCTCAATTAGAACCAATTAGAACAAGGCCAGATCCTCAAGCTTTAAGAAATCCAAGACCAGAACAAAATTTAACTGAACAAAGATCATTACAGTATGGGTTTGATCCTGTTGGTTTTTTAGATATACCAGGAATAACTCCAGACAATAATTTAGTTTCTACTGGATCAGTAGGAGAGGTTACGGTGACAACAACATGAGTTTTACATTTACAACATTAAGAGAAGCAGTGCAAAATTACACTCAAAACAATGAAACATCTTTTATTGCTAATATGGGTACTTTTGTAGAATTATCTGAAGAACGTATTTTAAAATCTATTCAATTAAATGTTTTTAAAAAAAATGCAGCTGGTAATATGACTTCAGGAAATAAATATTTAGCTGTTCCTAGTGATTTTTTAGCACCTTTTTCTTTAAGCATTACAAATAGCAGTAGTTTTGAGTTTTTAATGTTTAAAGATTTAGATTTTGTTGAAAGTTATAATCCAAATCCAGCAACAACTGGTACGCCAAAATATTATGCACAATTTGATGTTGATAATTTTCTCATTGGGCCAACACCTGATAGTTCTTATGTTTCTACATTAAGTTATTTTTACAGACCAGCTAGTTTAACTGAAAGCCAATTAACGTTAACAGTAGGGGCAACCGGGAGCTTTACAAACGGTGAAAAAATTACTGGCGCAACAAGTGGTGTGGTTTCTACTATTAAAGCTATTCCAACTTCTACTACGTTTACGATTTTAGTTCCTTCTGGTACGTTTACAGATGGAGAAACAATTACTGGAGCAACAAGTGGAGCAACAACGACTGTAACCTCTACTGGAGCTGACACAACTATTAGTTGGTTGAGTGAAAATGCTGAAATAGCATTGTTATACGGCACTTTAATAGAAGCAAGTGTTTATATGAAGGAGGAGCAAGATATTATGGCTATGTATAGCTCAAGATTTGCAGAGGCAATGTCAAGGTTAAAAAATCTTGGAGAAGCTAAAGAAGTAACAGATCAATACAGAACTGGTGAAATTATAAGGCAGAAAACATAATGTTAACAAATTCACTTAGTATGTCAAATGACTTTTCTGTAACAGTAGAAACCACTAATAATAGAGGTTTTACTCCAGAAGAAGTAGCGGTTCGTTGCGTTAACAGAATTATAGGAATTTCTGATAATGCTCCACCTGCTATTAGAGACCAAGCTAACGCTTACAGAAAAGAATTAGAAGCAATAGTTGCAAATTATATGCATCAGGCTATTAAAAGTGATAGAACTACTGTATATAACGCAATTAGAGATTCTGGAAACCCTAAACTAGCAGAATATATAAGGAGAATGTGATGGCTTTTACTGGGAATTTTTTATGTACCTCATTTAAACAGGAGTTAATGGAAGCAAAACATAACTTCTTAGCTTCTGGGGGCAATACTTTTAACATTGCTTTGTACACCAATAGTGCAAGTTTTACAGCAGCAACTACTGCATACACAACTAGCAATGAAATAAGTGGGACAAACTATAGTGCAAAAGGAGGCGCACTTACAAATGTAAATCCAACAACAAGTAGCACAACAGCGTTTACTGATTTTGCAGATGAAGTTTTTTCAAACGTAACTATATCAGCTGTTCGAGGAGCTATGATATTTAATGATTCAGCGTCTGGAGACCCTAGCGTTTGTATCTTAGACTTTGGTGCAGACAAAGCAGCAAGTTCTGGTGATTTTACAATTGTATTTCCAACAGCTGATGCGAGTAATGCGATAATTAGGATCGCCTAATGTCCAATGCCATTGTTGCGCTTTTAGGGTGGAATAGCTCTACCAGAGGGTGGAATGAAGGCGCTTGGAACGCAGGAATTGCTTTACCTGGCGCTACTAGCGCAATTACTGGACCTGCGGTCAGTGGTGACGGTAACATTGGTGTTACTGGCACTAACGGCACAGACGCAGTTGGTTCAGTTACTGTTACTGGTGAAGCAAATATCTCCGTCACGGGTGTTGCAGCAACATCCGCTTTAGGTAATACATTTGAGACTTTAAATGGCGTTTCTTCCACTGGGGCAGTTGGATCTGTAACTATTACAGGAGATGCTTCTGTTTCAGTTACTGGAATTGCAGCAACAACAGCTTTAGGAAACACATTTGAGACTTTAAACGGTGTTTCTTCCACAGGTGCAGTTGGCTCCGTAACTATTACTGGTGCAGCGAACATTTCAGTTACTGGCGTTAGTGGCACAGGCGCAATTGGAACAGTAACAATTACAGCCACTTCAAACATTTCAGTCACAGGTGTTAGTGGCACAGGGGTGATAGGTTCTTTAAGAGCAACATGGGGTCAAATAATACCAGATCAAAACGCAAATTATCAAGAGCTTGTGCCAAATCAAAATCCGAGTTACAGTAGCGTAACTCCTTCTCAAACTCCGAATTGGGAAACCGTAGAATATAAGAATACTATAGCAGCATAGGAATTACAAAATGGCTAGTACATACGTTAACGATCTCAGGCTAGAAGAAATAGGTTCAGGCGAACAATCTGGTACATGGGGTGATACAACAAACACGAACTTAGAGCTTATTGGCGAGGCTTTAGGTTACGGAACAGAAGCAATAACAACAAATGCAGATACACACACTTCTACTGTAGCAGACGGTGCAACAGATCCTGCAAGATCTATGTATATTAAGTACACAGGAACATTAGACTCCACTTGTACAATTACAATAGCGCCAAATACTCTTTCTAGGGTTCATATAATTGAAAACGCAACCAGCGGTAGCCAAAGTATTATTATCAGCCAAGGTTCTGGAGCAAATGTTACTATTGGCACTGGTGCAGTAAAGATAGTTTATTTAGACGGTGCCGGGAGTGGCGCGGCTGTTACTGACGCTTTAGTAGACTTGGATCTTACAGGAACAACTACGGCAGCCGCTTTAACGTTGTCAGGAAACGCGGACTTTAATGGTGATC